ATGGGTCTTACAATGTCAGTTACCGGTGAATGTTTACCGTTGACTGGTGATTACTTTGATGGTATAATTAATAATAATAATGATAATAAAGGAGTGAGTTTATGAATTATACAAGAACAATCTATATTGAAGGACCAGCTGGTAATGCTATGAACCTTATAGCTACAGCTAAACATATGGCAAAAGATATAGGAGAGAATGGAAATAAAATAGTTAAAGAGATGATGGAAACTGAAGAGTACGATTCATTAGTTGAAACATTTTTATTTTATTTTGGTGACTATGTTGACTTAGTTGACCGTTCAGGAGATAGTGTCAAAGAAAGGTATATTAATAATGATTAAATTTGATCAAAAAAAATTAGCTAGACATACTAATATATATTTTGTTACTCAAGTTAAACAATACTTGAGAGATGCTAAGAATTGTATGAATAAAGAATGTCAAGATGAGCAAGATCCTAAAAGGAAGCAAGAGCTTTCTGAGGGCTCTTACTATATTGAAAGACTTCAAGAAAACTTATGCGAGAAGTTAAGTAAACCTGAGTTTAAGTTTCAATCAAGGGATCTTGGACTTTGAATATCTTATTAGTTAGAAAAAAAGATTGTCCATACAGTCAAAATGCTATGGACTTTCTTTTACAAACAGATCATAAAGTTGGTGTGATTGAATGTGAAAAAAGATTTGATCAGTTTCCTAAAAACTTAGGATGGATTCCTGATGTAGTTTTTAGTTTTAAAAATTATATGGTGTTACCTAAATCAATGACAAATACAACTATCTGTATCAACTTTCATCCAGCACCTCCAGAACATCCTGGTAGTTGTTCAACAAATTGGGCAATATATAATAATGATACACACTTTGGTGTAACTGCTCATTTTATGAATGATTTAATTGATAATGGATTAATATTCAGAGTGAAAAGATTTCCAATACAAGTTGGATGTACTTTAGATGAATTGACAGTTAGAGCTGATACAGAATGTTTAAAATTATTTAAAGAGGTAGTTAAAGATATGACTTGTACTTGGAAAGGTAAGCCAAGAAGAGGAAAAGATTTAGATCTTTTAATTAAGAATGCTAATACACCTCAAGAAAAACTAAGAGTTGAAAGAGCAACTGTAAGGGAGAAATCAGTTGTCAGATGATATTGTAAGTTGTGATGGAGATGGTACTCATCCATTTGTTTACATACACTTAGAAGAAGACAAAGAAGTAGTTTGTCCTTATTGTAATAAAATATTTCCAAAAAAAAAATAAATAGTTAATGGTTCAATTAACTTTACCACAGAATTCAAAAGTCATTGAAGGAAAGACTTGGGGCAAACCAAGCAATCTTTCTATTCAAATATATCGTTGGAATCGTGATGGTGGATCCAACCCAAGAGTTGATACATTCAATTTAGATAAAGATAAAATGGGTCCAATGGTGTTAGATGCTATAATATACATTAAGAACAATGTGGACCCTTCTCTGACCTTTAGAAGGAGTTGTAGAGAGGGAATATGTGGTAGTTGCTCAATGAATATAAACGGAACAAATACCTTAGCATGTTTAACTCCCATAGACAAGCAACAATTCAAAGTTTATCCATTACCACATATGCAAGTGCTTAAAGATCTAGTTGTTGATCTTCAACCTTTCTTTGATCAATATAAAAGTATCAAGCCTTATCTTGTAAACAATGACAAGCCAGGTAAAGAAAGAATACAATCACAAGAAGATAGAAGTAAACTAGATGGATTGTATGAATGTATTATGTGTGCTTGTTGTAGTACTTCATGTCCAAGTTATTGGTGGAATAGTGAGAAGTTTTTAGGTCCTGCTATACTATTACAGGCATATAGATTTGTAGTAGATAGTAGAGATAAGAATAAAAAAGAAAGACTTGAAATGCTCAATGATGCATTTAAGTTATATAGATGTCATACTATAATGAACTGTACCAAGACCTGTCCTAAAGGTCTCAATCCTGCACAAGCAATATCCAATCTAAAAAAAGAAGTATTATTTTTGAAATAGCTGTTGACCTGAGAACNTTTCTATGCGATAATAAGATAATGAGAAATGAAAAAAGGAGTTATATTATGCAATGGTGCTTTAACGAACATAGAGATATCCCCCTGGATATNAAATTATTTNTAGAGAATGCTTCTGGGCAACCTCTAAAGAAACTAACTATTGAAGATATCAACAGCTTTCTTACAGGCTATGATGAACACAATAGTAATGTTTTACAAAATCAACATAAAATTTAATTTAATTTAGCTGTTGACCTTAATTCGATATTATGGGAATATAATAATATAACATTAATAATTAACAAGGAGTGAGAATATGATGTTAAAACCTTACACAGTAGAAGAGATAGCTGATATAATTCAGACATCTATAGATAACGCTGGTGACGATAAAGGTCATGGAGTACAGAGTGCTCTTGAAGATCTACAAGTATTAGTATACGATCTACATGATCATAAAAATACTTGTTTAGAATTAATTAACAAACAATAAGAAAGGAGTGAATATGTATAAAATGCTTATTGTTTTATTTGCTGTAGTTGGATTATCCAGCTGTGGTACTGTAGCAGGTTTTGGTGATGATATCAAATCTGTTGCTAAATGGTCTGAGACTAAAATGTCTGAGGCATCTAAAGAAGAAGAGAAAAATGAAGAAGTAGATCTTCAAGTTGATCTTCCTAACGAACCTACTAATTTGGACAACTCTTACACAAAGGAGAATATTGAATGGCACATGTAGTAGAAACAATGGCTTATGCTGGGGAAGTTCCTTGGCATGGTCTAGGTACAAAAGTACCTTACGACTTATCAACTAATGATATGTTAAAAGAAGCTGGACTTGATTGGACAGTATCTAAAAAGCCTTTAAAGTTTTTCTCTGGTGATCAGATGAAAAGTACTGGCATGACTGCCTTAGTAAGAGATACTGATGATAAAATTTTATCTTATGTTTCTTCTAAGTGGAACCCTGTACAGAATCAACAAGCGTTTGATTTTTTCAAAGAGTATGTTGATGCTGGTAATATGCATATGCATACTGCTGGTAGTTTACAAGATGGTAAGAGAGTATGGGCTCTTGCTAAAATAGCTGACAATGACTTTTCTTTATTTGAAGGAAAAGATGATATTGAAAGTTATCTTTTATTTTGTAACCCACATCAGCATGGTGCTAGTGTACAGATTAAGACAACTAATGTAAGAGTTGTTTGTAATAATACATTAACACAATCTTTAGATCAGGCATCTAATGTTAGCTTAAATTTAACTCATAGAACTGAGTTTGATCCAGAGCATGTTAAAGAAACTCTTGGAATGGCTAAAGCAAGAATGGTTGAGTTCAAAGAACTTGCTACCTATCTTGGTTCTAAAAGATATGATGAAGTATCTGTTAATGCTTATTTACAAGAAGTATTTAAGAACCATGGTAATGGTACAAGAATAGGTAAGTCTGCTCAACAAGCATTCAGTATTCTTGAGACTCAACCTGGTGCTGACATCAGACCTGGTTCTTGGTGGAACTGCTTAAACGCTGTCACATATATGACAGATCATGTTTTAGGTAAGTCAGTTGACGCTAGAATGTCCTCATCCTGGTATGGGGCCAACTCAAGAGTGAANGATAAAGCACTCAAGAAGGTCGTTGCATACGCAGATGCAGCCTAAGGCTTTAATGGGATCCCTTCGGGGATCCTATTTTTCTTACTACAATTTTCAGATAAAGTTAACAGTTGCAAGTTCCAAGGAACATGTAATCCTGTACAAGTCTTTCCATTGATAGGATAGATATGATCTACAGATAAGTTTAATTCTTTAGCTTTCTTATACAAATTAGATATCTCTTTTTTCATTTCTTTAGTTAACCATTTAGGAGTAGCTTTAGCTAGTGTTGCTCTTCTTAATGCAGTACCAGCTTTATATACTTCTGGTCTTTTTTTATATGATGTAGCATTATATTTTTTTTGATTTCTTTTTCTAAAGTCAATACCACCTTCAGTATGTCTATATCTTTCATTAGACTTTAGATACTCTTTCTTTTTATAATATGGTCTANTCATCCAACATGGTTTACACATACTTTGATAACCATCTTTTCTTGTTTTATCTTTCCAATAAAAACTAAATTCTTTTTCTTGTTGACATTTTGTACATTTCTTCATATAATTATTTATGGTGGAATGCTCTATTTTTGATTAAAAATATAAATATAATCGAGAGTTAATAACTATGAAAGATGATATAGTAGCATTATTAAAAAAAAGAATAAGAGAATTTAAAAAGAACCATCCTGAACTGTATGAGACTGAGAGCAATGACGGAAATAAAAACGGACATAAAAAAGATACTAGAGAAAGCCGGAGTAGACAAACCTCTGAAGCACTACAAAAGAGACGAGACAATTGGAGATCACAAGTATCCAAAACACAGGATAAATAGTGACTACAAATCTCCTGTAGTAGCATGGTCAAGCACTGTTGTTAAAGAACTTAATAAACAAACAGATAGAATGGAAGACCAGATAACTCTAAAGGATAAAAACGAAAAATAACATTCTAAAATAAAATATCTATTATTAACGAAATTAATCGATTTCTTAACGAGTTGTTCATCTTGTATTCAGCATTGGTATGGTATAGTAACTAAATAAAGATGAGGATCGCGGATCAAACGATCAACCGACTCGTTTTAATGTTAACATTAACTACAAGGAGCATAAAATGGCTTGGCAAAAACCAACAAATTACAGAAATTTCTGTAGGTCTGGAAATTAACTCTTACGCTTGCGCTGAGAAGTAATTTCGTCCACGATTAGCCCTCAACCGAGGGCTTTATCATAAATACACGTATGGCATACAGTAAAGAACTTCTTGATCATTACGAGAACCCAAGAAATGTTGGATCCATGGACAAAAAGAACCCAAATGTGGGAACTGGTCTAGTTGGTGCACCTGCATGTGGGGATGTAATGAAACTTCAAATAGAAGTTGATCCAGACACCAATGTAATAACAGATGCAAAGTTTAAAACCTTTGGATGTGGAAGTGCGATTGCAAGCTCTAGTCTTATTACAGAAATGGTCAAAGATAAAAACATTGATGATGCCGCTAAAATTGAAAACACTACAATAGCTAAGTCCTTAGCATTGCCACCAGTAAAAATACATTGCTCTGTTCTAGCAGAGGATGCTATTAAAGCTGCAGTAGAAGACTACAAAGTAAAATGTGGTTGTAAATCAACTGTTGCCAAATAGCTTAATTTCAAGTATAATGAATAATAAATAATATTACGACTTTTTAACAAAAGGAGGAACTTATGAGAATTAAGATACCGAATTGGTTTTGGGCAATAATACTATCGTATATGGTTTATACATTAGCCTCAATAGTAGATAGAGCACCAGACATAGAAAGAGATAAACCATTATTATTTTCTGAAATAGATGATGTAAGATCCAATATTAATGTGTTTAAACAAAAACATTTAGTTGATGATGAGAGTTTGACTTGTCTAGCAAAGAATGTATATTTTGAAGCTAGAAATCAATCCATTGTTTCTCAACTAGCTGTAAGTGAAGTAGTAATGAATAGAGTGCAAGATGAGAACTTTCCAAATACTGTTTGTGGAGTAATCTATGAAGCTCAACACAGTACATGGTACAAAGAGAAAATGAATAAAGTTGTACCAATAAAAAACAGATGCCAATTTAGTTGGTACTGTGATGGAAAGCCAGATGAGATAAATGATCAGATGGCTTGGAAAATTGCAAAAACTGTTGCCCGACAAGTATTAACTGGGTATAATGAGAATCTCACTAATGGAGCTTTATGGTATCATGCATACTATGTTAATCCAAAGTGGGCACAAGAAAAAACAAAAACAGTAGAACACGAAGACCATATATTTTATAGAACAACAATATATTAAAAGGAGATTATATGAAAGCCGGTAAGGTGTGGGGCGAAACGAAAGCTCTGCTGCAGAACCCTGTGGTAGAGTTTCACAGAATTGAAGTTGTTAAAGGTGGAGAATGTAGTACACATAAACATAGTTATAAATGGAATGGATTCTTCATTGAAAAAGGTGAAATGGAAATACAAGTTTTTAAAAATGATTACGACCTAGTGGATAAAACAACATTACATAAAGGAGACTTTATGGCTGTTAAACCTGGTGAGTATCATTTGTTTAAAGCAATAACAGATTGTATTGCTTTTGAAATTTATTGGCCCGAAATGCTATCCGAGGATATACAAAGGAAAAGCGTGGGCAAAGTAAATGATTAATGTTATGACAACTTCAAAGTTTAGTAAGATAATTACTGAACAAGTTGAAGAAAAAGAAATTTCCTATATGGATGCCATAATGGATTACTGTTATAAAAATAATATAGAAGTTGAAAGTGCTGCTAAACTAATAAATCAAAAGATAAAAAAGATTTTAAAAGAAGAAGCAATTAAACTAAATTATATGAAAAATGAAGAACATCTATGAAGGCTTTGATGCTTATAAAGTTTACTTAGCTGTACGTAATCATTTTACTACTACATACGATTACTTTAAGTATAGTGGTAAAGTAAATGTGAAAGAAGAAAGTTTTTTAAAACGTAGAGACAAGTTTTTCTTTAGTAAGTTAGAGCGTAAGTATAACAAACAACAATTGAGAGATTTATTTGTTAGCAACTTTGCTGATGGAGAAGACTTTTGGATTGGTAATGTGCTGACATTGAAGTCAGAAAAAGTATATATTGAATGGAAGAAGAGACAAGATAGTTTGTCATATATCTTAGAAAATGATTTTAAATTTTTAAAAGATTATTATGATGAAAGAAATATTGACTTTAATAGTTTATTTGTAATGGAAGACGGCCATCCTATACTATTAAAATGTATATTAAGAAATGACATATATGTAGAAACTATGATAATAATAGATAGAGTTTTGAATTATTCTAGGAAATGGAGTAAAGTTTTAGACGATCCAGTATGGACAGAGTTTAAAAAGAGAATGGATAAGTATAGTCCATTTGTAGTGTTTAACGATAAAAAAGGAAAAGAAATTTTAAGAAAGGTATTTGTAAAATGATAAAAAAAGGTAACACAGTTCCCTATACAGCTTTTCATATAAGAGAAAGAGATGAATCTATTGGAGGAGATAATCCTTATAAGTGGGTAAGAAAAAGTAGTCTTGATATTTTTGAAAAAGGAAAATATATTTTATTTTCACTTCCTGGTGCTTTCACACCAACGTGTTCAACATATCAACTACCAGATTTTAATAAGTTATATTTGGAGTTTAAAGAGTTTGGAATAGATGAGATTTATTGTATATCTGTTAATGATTCATTTGTAATGAATGCTTGGGCAAAGCACCATGACATTGGTAAAGTAAAAGTACTTCCAGATGGTAATGGAGAGTTCACAGATTCAGTTAACATGATAGTTGAAAAACAAAATCTTGGCTTTGGTAAAAGGTCATGGAGATATGCAGCTATAATAAAAGATGGTACATTTGATGAAGTGTTTGTTGAACCTGGTATGGAAGATAATCATGGACAGGATCCATATGAAGTTTCATCACCACAAAATATATTAAAATATTTAAAAGGAGAAAGTTATGAATCTTGAGTTAGAAAAATTTGTTGGAGAGTTACAACAACTCAGAGCAAAAGTTAAAAAACAAAAAAGAGTTATAGATGAATTAAATAATTCTGTCAATGAAGAAAAAAGATTGTTGACCGAAGATAAAAAATAATATATAATAAATAATATTATATTATGATTAAGTGGATAAAACTAATACATTGCAATACAAGGAGATACTATGTCGCAATCATTTGCTGAGCTTAAACGCTCTTCACAGTCCAGTCTGGACAAACTACTACAAGAAACAAATAAGTTAACATCTAATAGCGAGAACTCTAATAGAGACGATAATCGTTTTTGGAAACCAGAGGTAGATAAAACTGGTAATGGCTATGCTGTTATTAGATTCTTACCTGCCCCTAAAGGAGAGGACATTCCTTGGGTTCGTATCTTTAACCATGGCTTTCAAGGTCCTGGTGGATGGTATATTGAGAACTCTCTAACTACTATGAATCAAAAAGATCCTGTTTCTGAATATAACTCTATGTTATGGAACAGAGGAGATGATGCTGGTAAAGATCAAGCTAGAAAGCAAAAGCGTAGATTACTTTATATTAGTAATATCTATGTTGTTAATGATCCAGCTCATCCTGAGAATAATGGTCAAGTAAAGTTATTCCGTTATGGTAAAAAAATATTTGATAAACTTAACGAAGCTATGAATCCTCAGTTTGAAGATGAGAAACCTATGAACCCTTTTCACTTTTGGGATGGTGCTAACTTCAAGATGAAAATAAGAAATCTTGAAGGATATAGAAACTATGATAAGAGTGAGTTTGATACTCCTAAAGCTGTACTTGAAGATGACGATAAGTTAGAACAAGTATGGGCTAGTCAGTATTCATTACAAGAGTTTATTGAGCCAAATAACTTTAAAACTTATGATGAGTTGAAAGCTAAGTTAGATAAGACTTTGGGATTATCTGGAATGGCTAATACAACTACAGCTGAACAAACTGAGTTGACTACTCCTCCAAAACCTAAGTCTGTAACTCCAGCACAAGCACCAATGATGCCTGTTCCTGATTCTGATACAGATGAAATGGATATGTTTAAGAAGTTAATCGACGATTAGACACCATATGTGGAGGCGATTGGACCACCTATAGATGGATCTCCATTTGTAGATCTAAGATCTCCTCCACCTCCATAATAATTATTAGTAGTACTTTGATTATTTTGAGTAGTGTTTTCTGTTTTAGATTCACCTCCACCACCGCCACCACTCATTATTACTTGAGTAACAGGAGCTGGCTTATCAATAGCTGATCCTGGTTGTACCACTTTACCTTGTTCAAGTCTAGCAGACACTCCTGGTCCACCTGGAGTAGCTTTTATACCAGCCTTTGCCATAGCTGATGTACTAGCAAACATATC